ATATCGTTCCAGCTTTGATCCTTATCTCCGGGCTTGTCCATATTGCCATAAATGTCTTCCTTTGACTTTTAGTTTAAAAATTGCCCCTCTCTTAAAGGACGAGGGGCTTATCCTTGCGATGCTCAGGCTACGTTGCCTGTGTGTAATAATACCCGGTCGGCGGTACCCTGAAGGGGAGAATCGCTGAACCGTCCTGCTGCATGGTCGTCGCGTCTCCACTGGTTACGTCAAAACGTACCTGTTCCATTCCAACACTGCAGAAAATGCCAGCGCCAAAATATTTGTCGTACATCTCGTATTCGTATTCCCAATGGAAATCTTCGGGCATAACTTCACCCATCGCTGCCTGCCCGAGTAGGTACCCGATTTGAACGGCAGTCGCCGTCTTGTCGCGAGGATCACTTGTGCCATCGTCGGCGCGTCCACAACCCCGATATTTTGCGGTCATGGTGTAGTCGGCCCCGCCGTCACTCAAATAGCTTCCGCTGTTACTTGCTGACCCACCCAGAGTAATAGTCGGGTAACGATCATCCTCAATGATCAGAAGCCCCTGAAATTCCCCTATTGCATTGGGGTACTTCTTAAGCGTTTCCATTCCAGCGGTACCATTGAGATACCACGAAATCTGACCATCCTGGTACATCTTCTTAAGCCACCGGCACTGCGGGGTAGGAAGCACAACGGCATACCCTTCTTTGCCATTCGGAAGCGTTATGGGTGCCTTGTGACCATCGGTACGCGCCCACATTTCGAGGTCCATCAGGTAATTGAGACTGCAACATGCGTCAATTCCCGTACCCGCTGCCATGATCGACGCTGCAATAGTGTCGGTCCAGTCGTCCTGGTCGACTACCCACTGCGGTTGCTGTGAAAACGACCGGTTGGGAACAAACCAGCTGGAGTTCCACCCGGAAGGAAGGAAGTGCGGCGCATCCTCAAGATTCTCGCTCTGGAGTTGCAGAAGAGTCTGCCGGCGCATTTTTCCGAAATACTGCTTGTACCACGTTCCCATACCCTCAACACGGTACTCGAACACATTGAAGGGCTTCTTTTCGATTGCCCCGATACCGTAGTTCTGGTTGGCGGTTGTTTTCGACAGGTCCGTATACCGGATGGTCCAGTACTTGAGTTCCGCATCCTCTTCGGTAAGGCGCGGGTCTGCGTTTGAGCCAAGGTTCGGATCGCCGGAGTACTCTTTTCGCATTGCGATTTTGATAGTACGCGACTTGTTTGCGTCCGCCTGAACTTTCAGGTAAACGTCCTGCGGAATCTGCGCAGGCTCATCTGCTGTCGGGTTAATAAAGTTCGCCGACAAGGCATCGAAAATATCGTTTGGCAGGTACTCATTTCGTACCTGAGTCAGAATATTCTCGATGTATAGGCCGGGATCAATACCGGCAGGGTAATTAATACTCATAATTTCCTCTTAAACGATCGGTCTAAGCTTCAGATCAACTGCAAGCTTATTCATCTCTGCAAATTCCGGAGTCTTCTTGAACTCCTCCTTTTGATTGTAGCCTAAACGCATTGCTGTATTAAAAGCTGCAACCAAATCCCGGTAACGTTTTACCTTCTCTTCAGGGGTATTCAGTACCGCTGGAGAACCGTCGCCGCTGGCGTTCAAGTGTCCCGGTATCGCATCGACAACTGATCCGTTTTTCCGTTGTTGTTCCTCTCTCAACCGCTTTTCTTCGTCCGGTGTCAAAGAGGATGGTTTAACAATATTAAAAGGTTTCCCTTCGCCAAGCATCTCGTGATCGACTGCGGCCCCCTCTAATCCCTTGGCGTACTTCGAGGGTAAGGCACTATCTTTGAAATCATACGTCTTCATTACAAGCTCTTTAATTTTCTTGTAGTTTTCCATATCCTTTGATGGTACGGTATCAAGAAAAGCCTGCGCTCTGGCAATCTCGTTGGGGTCATTCGTGGTTTTACCCTGGGCCTTATTGAGATTGTCGCTGATTTGCCGGATAGAAGCTTTAGTTTCCACACCATACCTTTTCTGGAATTCAGGTATTTCGGTATCAAATATCCTATCCCATGCAGACACTTCTTCCGTAGGCTCAACAACAACTTCAGCCTGTTTTGGCCTCAGTGAGTCGATAAGCTTTTGGTTTTCGTATCTTTCATAGGCAATAAGATCGTCGGTATACTTATCATTTTCGATATCGAACACTTCCCTTGCTTCCATGTATTTCTGGTCGAGTACGCCGTCGTCAAAATCTTTCGGATTCGGACGTTTCGGCTTCTCCGGTTTGGTCAGCACTGGCGTTGATTTTGTTTTCAGTTCATCAAGTTCCTTTCGGATTCGAGCATTTTCATCCTTCAGGTTCTTGAGTTCGGTCCCGCGTCTTCCTTCTCTGGCGTTGATGGCGTCGATGTTGGCCTGTAGTTGCTTATTTAGGTCGAACATCTTTTTATGAGACGTTTCGGCCTCTTCGGCACTTGCATAACCGAGTCGTTCAAACCACTTCTGCCCCGATGTATCGTCTGCAATACTACCCTTATTGTCCTTGCCAGTTCCTTCAACAGGAGCCACAGGTGCAACAGGTTTAGATTCAGCAGGTTTTTCGGTTGGTGGATCGCGCTCTTCCGGTTTCTTCGACGCATAGACAAGAAACTCATTGCGCTCTTTTTCATCAGAGGGTAGTGTAATTTCTTTTGTCTTGATCATTTGTGTGATCTCCTGCGTCGTCTTTCCTTTGATTTTCTCTTTGACTTCGGGTGTCATCTTAAATCCTTGAGTTAAAAGTTAACAGTGCATGGAAGGCATACCACTTGGGCGTTTGCCTTCCACTTTCTTTGCCGTGGTCATACGGGTATGTTGTGTCTGCCCTGACGATTGGCTAGAGGATAACGGCCTCTTTCCGCTTTCTCCCGGAGTGGTCGAATTGACCTTTCCGTTTTTACTCATACTGCTACCTCCTCTACTGGAGACTGTTGTAATGTTCCTCTTTGTGCTTCTCCTTCATCAAATTCACCATCTGAAGCATTCGCATTTATCCGATTTTCTGTCGGTTGCTGAATACCGCTCATCTGCATCTGGTTTATCGCTCCCCTCTGGGCAAGGGTAACCATCGTCGCCTCGTTTACCTTTAGCATCTGGTACGCTCTACGTATCTCTTCCTTCTTCTCATCAGAGTACATCTGCGTATCTGATCTGGCTTCTAGAAGAATAAGCTTTACCAGCCGGTCTTTCGGATCGTTCAAAAATTGAAGATCGTTGTCGATGGCGTCTCGCAGTTCTGACCTTGTATTTAAGCCTGAAAGAGCCTTGGTAAGAACTGCCTTCATGTCCGGCATCTTTGAAATGTTGTTGATTATCACCCGGCGACCAATGGCATCGAAAGCTGGTTTGTTTATATCAAGCGGATTCTCTTTGCTTCCTGATCTCGAAAATGACCTCGGATACCCGGCGTAAGAAATCTTCGCCTGAAGCGGTACCGCCTGCATTTTTTCCGTCTCATGTCTTTCAATAATCGACATTGGATACTGCTGACTTACGAGTCCTACACTTACCTGTGACTGAAAAAGTTTTCCCGATGGATTTGATACGTCATTACGGGAGTCCATCGCTGCCGGGGTGGTAAGCCAATCGGAAAGACTCAATCTGCGTTCTGACTGGTTGAACATATCTGCAGTCGGGGTAGTGGTAGGAAGAGGGACTATTCCTCCGTGTGCACCAAGATCCTGCGTTGAACCTTCAGCAACCCATATCCATGCTCCTGGAATGTTTGCCCTCATCTCGATTTCGCGCTTCTTGTTCTCATCACCACCAGCAAGGGCTTCATCGACTACTGCTGAACCACGGGCAGCACGACGCATAATGTCCTGTACGTTCATCTCATTCTTGTTGAAATCAACATTCACGTCATAGAGATCGTCGACCATACCTCTAAATTGTCCATAGAAGCTATTTCCCAAGGGATAGATATTACAGTTGTTGGTTTGAATCCGATCTTTTCCAGCAGCTAAAAACAGTTCGTTATGAAGGGTCGGGCAAAAAACCTCTATCCGTTTCTCTCGCTTGCGCTGGTCTACTATGGTGAACTCACCCTCTTTTAGTCCAGCTTCGGCTATGTATTGTTTCTTTGCCTCGATGTCATCGTCCGATCCTGCATCAAACCCTGTTTCCGGGAAAGGACACATATTTACAAGATCGTATTCCCATTTTCTATTATATTTTTTAACGTGATGATAGGTATGAACCTTGTGAAAATCTCCCCACTTCTGCTCGGTAGTCTGCCATCTCTGGACACCTGCGTTGTAATCTCCAAAGTTTATCCCGGTAAATTCTTCGCGCTCTTTCCACTCCCGCAATTCATCGGCCATTTTCGGGAACATATCAATTATCTGTTTCGGGGTGAAAAACCCCCACTCGAAATAGTTGTCTATGTCCCATGCGTTGGGAGTCTTCCAGCTCGGATCAATGTAAATGTGCGTAGGGGGGAGCGGTTCAAAGGCAATGTTCCCAAAAGTGGAATCAAATCGATCACTTATAAACATCCTCTCGTATCCGACAGCAACCTTCATATCCCTCATAGCGATAACCTTAGAGGTCATCCAATCGCAATTTCTCTTGTCTGAAGTAGCGATTTCTTGAAGGTGTGTCGCCCACTCTGAATGTTTCCCTGAAACGGTTTCCCACTTCATGTCAAACCCGTTTGCGATAAAGCTCCCGAGTTCCTTTTCAATCTTTGCTGCCGTGATGTTGTATGTCGGAGGGGTACGGCCCTGATTCTTCAGAACCTCTACAACATAGGCAGGCCATTGACCATAGTCACGACCCCAATAGAAGCGTTGATTTCGTATGATATGAGTTGTTTCGGACTGATAATAGTCTTCGTACCGATTGAACATATCCTGGAGCCAGCGTTGCCGGACATACTTCGGTTCCTCGAATGGGATCTGCTTCTCTTTGCTGTACTCGTATTTCAAAGTTGCTTTTCAACCTCGTCAATCATTGTGTCGATATATGATTTAAACGCTGTTCGGTCGGTAAATTCCTTCTTAAGAGGCTGCCTGGTCGGTCCCTTTGGTTCTGACGTACAACATGGCATATTTCCATACGACTCACATTGAAACGTCATCTGGGGTACCCCGTTGATCTCTTTACGCTCGATCTGGATACTCACGGTATACCGGTTTGATGCCTTATCGTACTCAGTTAGTTTTGCGTACTTTTCGGCAACCTTTTCTTTATTTGATTTACCCATAGTTACCCCACTCGATGATAGATTAACTCTTCGGTGAATACCAATTTATCAAAACGTTCGTTTGGCTGATCAATAACCCTGAACTCTGGACCGGCTCCGGTATCAACAATCTGAAACCACCGCTGATCTTTGTCACAATTACGGCAGCGAAAGATAGGTCCACCTTCGGGATCTGTTTTTAATGCAGCAATTTGAGAGTCAGTGAGAATGGCGACGATGTTTCCACACCGGCCTTCAGGCGAGTTAATGTCTTCGTTTCGGCATCGTACTATTTTCATAAAAAGAAAACTCCAATATCAGTTAATGACACCAGAGTCTTCTTTGACTTTGCATCCATGCTGTCGTTCGCCATCCATGGCTATTGGTACTTATCTATAATAATACACAATTCTTATCGTTTTAGCAACTTATTTATTATCCTGAAGCTTAAGTTCAGCACGATACTTCTTTTCAGACTCCTTCAGTTGTATCGCAATAAGATCATCCCTTTTGAATTCTGCCATGCTCTTAACGTGTACCCGGTAGGGTGAAATAGCTCCGCCCTTGTGATAGCTCACCATTTTTTCGGGTTCAACGGTATTCTTTTTATCGATCAGATACTTCTGTTTCCGGTATGCCCACGCCGGGTAAAGGTGGTCGAGCACTACCCCGGGAAACATAGGTACGTTTATTTTCGTAGACTGAACGATACCCGGCCACTCCACGACCTTAAAATCCCTCAAGGCATGTTCGGGTACTCCCTTGAAGAAGTACCCACTTGGCGGTACCCCCTCGCCTTTAACCTCGAAGTGCTGGTCGTGACAATAAAACAGCAACCCTTTATGAGGATACCAGAAGCTTAAACAAATGTGAGGAAGCCCTATCCTGCTGCCGTACCCGCAGTACAGAGCTTTTGACCTGTCGGTGTCGTCCAGAAGCGCCTTTGACATAGCATACCCTCCGGGAGACGCAGCGAATGCTTTTTGGATCCTTTTATAGTCATCCCCGTACCTTACGCAGATATCTAAATCGCCATCGGGTATCGTACCCTCATTCATGATCAGTCCCCATAACCCGCCAAAGCAAAGCCAGTACTCAACACCTGAATACTTCATTGTCTGGTTAATTACGTTGATTGCGTTCTGAAGTGGTTGGCCAGGTCTAATCATTTGAACACCACATTTTCAAGAGTTCTTATGATAACATGCGATTCCTCATCAACAGCATCTTCATGGTTGGCAATTTTATTCTTTGCCATCATCGTCATTCGTGAAAGCAGCAGTTCGCAGACTTCATGAAATGCAACCCTCCGTATTTCATCGTCAGTTATTGGTACACTCCGCCAATCTTCCCATTCAGTTGCAAGTGTTATCGTCGCAACCCTGCCGGTAATTTTCCATCCTACACACGCCCTGTTTCCTTCGGCTTTGTCGTGAAGATAATCAATCTGCCATCCCTTAAGGCCGAAGTAGTCGAGCCATTTCTTGCATTCAGCTTTAAATACATCAAAGTGCTGTCTTGTTGTATGATTCGATTTTTTATTCATTTTAGCCACCCTGTGCACTCCAGTTAAATGGTGTAATAACTCTGGCCTTATCCGGTTCAGGCTTCTTTCCAAAATCAAAAGAATAATGATTCACCGATTTTCTGACCACGCTTTTACAGATCATTCCCGGTACGGTATGAATTACCATTCCACCTTTCAGGCATTTGTAATTCATGACCAATGGATTACTGTTTTCGTCTACATGCTTTATCCACTCGTCTTTATTAACAGTAAAATTAAGGCTGCTCATCATGTGGTTGAACTCGGGATCGCCGATACTTGAATCAAAACAATCCTCATTGATATCCAGTCCGCGGTACTTCGTATAGTCGTACCCGTCGTTCATTTCAGGATAGTAAATGATATCCTTGTTCTGTCGCTCTAAAAACAGTGGTAAAAAATATTGTGTACCAATTACGGTTTCATCGTCAATAATGGTAACCCATTCTTCAGAGCACCTACTCACTGCATAATAAACGCTCATCAGGCCTAAAAATGGTTTTACCTTTACTTTGTAATGTTTATTTATCGTTTTAAATTCTATGGGGGTCATACCTGGTCGTGCAAAAACCATAATCTCTTTTACCGGTACAATCCCGATACAATTCCTGATTGTCTTTTCAATGGCTGCCGTAGATCGGCCGGAGTGTATAATTAAAATACTGATATTCAATTGCAGCCCTCACATATTTTAAGCTGCATTTTACGCGCCAGTTCCAGTTTATGCTGATACTCCGGACCGTTGTTTATTCTGTCCAGCGATCCGACCTTTAGAATATTCCAATCAGCTTCACGATACAGCATATCATGGCAACAGATAGTAACGTTTCCGGTCGGTCCTATAACCGGCTTTAAGAAGCTTCCACATTGCTTCATTTTGCTCACAATGTGCCCGTCGACCACCGAAAACCGGGTGCTCTTTGCCGGAGCCATGTCGGATATCATCTCCTCATCTTCAGGTTGCATACGATAGCCCATATAGTATCCCATTGGCTTTGCCGCCCACCGCAGCACACCGCAGTCTCTAACACGCCGTTGAATCTCCTTGAGATGTAATTCGTTGTATCGGTTGACCACGGTAACTACTGTTATCGTAATCTGCCTCCCCCTTGCTTCCGTTGCCAATTTCTCCAAGTTAGAAAACACCAGATCGTTATCGATGTGCTTTGCAATGTTATCCTGCGTTGTCTGGTCGGGAGCGTCTATCGTAATATCGTAATACATAGGAGCTTTGAGCGTCATGAACGTTCCACGCATTTCCTGTTCATCAATTCTAAAGCACAGTTTTGTTGCCGTGTTCGTAGTAATCCCTAACGCCGACATTGCTCGTACCATCTTCCAGTAGTCGGAATTGAGTATCGGTTCTCCCGACAAATACGGGTAGACGTAATCATACCGCTCACGTTCAAGAATTACCATAATCTTAATAAATGTTTCCCATGACATAAATTGCGGCAGTACCATATTTCGATATTGATGCAGACAGTATTTGCACTTCGCTCCACAAGCGGTAGAGATATCAATCATTACATGCTTCATTTTTTGAACCTTTCAGGCAATAGTTTTTTTCTTTAGTAAGAACAGATAATACGTTTTTATTCACCATACAGTACTGACACGCCAATTGCATATACTTTTTTTGATGACACTCTTTGGTAGACAGCCTGTGCAAAAATCCTTTTCTTACCGGAATAGTCAAACCCGCGTCTGATTCAAGATTGTGGTATAAATTCAAAAACCTCATCCCGCCGCAAATGTCCGCCCTGTCGCCGAATATGGTAGGATAGTTGCACGCACAATCAGCCGGCAGCGATGCCCTGATAGGTTTATCCGTCTGTACAATAAATTCTGTCTTATCAGATATGTGAACGTTCTCGCGGTCCCCAAAATATTTTTCTATAAGTTCAATACTTTTCTCATTTCCGATGTACCGAGATATTCTCATGTTATCAACAAGAGAAAGAACATCGTTTAACCACTCAAGGTTTTTGCTGGTTATCGCTATTGAATTAGTAAGCATTTTGATCTGGTCGGTTATACCCGCTTCTTTAATCAGCTTCATTGCCTCGATAAGATTTTTCCATAGCAGGGGTTCACCGCCTGAAAGAAGAACTATCTTGAAATGATATCCGCTTGCTGTACATGCATCGATAAACCTTTTAACGCTCGGGATAGACCAATGAAAGTTCCTGTTCTTCTCCATCCATGGAATCACAAAACAGTTCTTACATCGCAATTGGCATACCGAAGTAGTTTTTATTGAAATAATGGGAAAATTCATTTATGTAAAAACCTTTTGAGAGTATTCACCTTCCTTAATCCGTGCAACTCATCTCCAAACCTGGGCGGCTTAACGATAGTAGAGTGATTCATCTCATGAACACTTACAATAAAGTGTCCATCCTCCAAAATAGCTGCTCCAAGGCTTCTGATATACGTGTGCTCAACCGGGTCAAAGCGGTACATGCCTTTTGCATATTTCTGCACGTAGAACGGTCCACTACCTAAACAATCATAGTGCCACAACTTGCCGTTATACGGACAGTACCCGTACCCGCGCTGAAAATATCCATACTGTTCTGACTTTGGAAACTCGGTCAGTAGGTATTCAAAAGTATTGTATGAGTACATATCATCAGAGTCAACCCGAATGGCATACGTTGCATCGTAATTTTCTCGCAACAGCTTCATTGTGTCATTGTAGTTTTTAGTACCAAAATAAAGAAGCTTTACCCTCGGGTCTTCTTTAGTTATTTGACTAAAAACACTGTCGGTAATGTGCTTCGCCTGAATGTTGCACATCATGTAATAAACGAATTTTCCGCTTTGAATTGCAATGCTAGGATATGTGTACCGTTTCCATATATCATACCGACCACTAATCCATTCAGCAGTCAGTACTGGGTGAACTTCTGGCGACTTCCAACCCTTGAATGGGAAGAGGAAATAATTAAACAGAGTCCAGCATACTACCAGATCGTTCATATCTCTACGAACTCCACTCCTGCACCTTTCCAATAGTATTTCTCATGTTCTTCATGCAGCGTTTCTTGAAACAATTGGATATTTCCGTAATGCTCCGGCCTGAATATGATATCAGTGCATGGCTCTTGTCTGACTATTTCACGATATCCATCAGCATCCGACTTCACACCATGAACACGAGGCCGATACGAGAAATGTCTGCATCCCTTCGGATAGTACTCTGCAAGTTTCTTCTCAAAATATCGATACCAGTACTTGTCATATTCGGTATCGTGGTACATAGTGATTCCGGCGTGTCGGGCCATAGCCATCAGAGAATACACCCTTGTCCCTGCGAATGAGTCAACAAACAGCAGGTCAATCTTTATCTTTGGTGGTAGCAATAGATACCAGTTGTATATTTCCTGCCGCTGCTTTGGTGTAAGCTTTTCCGGGTATGTACTGAATATCAGGCTTCCGAACTGCTTTGAAACGAATACCACGTTTTTGCCGCACTTGTCGGATATGGCGTCAATCCATTCCTGGTTGTGCTCTATTCCAACAACCGACTTGCATCCTGCCGACCATATCGGAGTGCTGTTCGGTCCACATCCGCACTCTACAACAGCGTTAGGCTTGAACACCTTGATTACCGATCGAATAACCGGTTGATGCGACGGCCGCATTTTAATTACTTTCACCCCACGCCTCCTTGAATGTTCTATGCGCACACAACGGTGCTTCAGGATTACCAAATTGCTGCTTCGATAAAAATACATTGAATGCGGCAAGGTTTTTGCATGTCAATTTATAAATTTCAACATTTTTAAGCCTGCTCTTACTCTTTAGGCTTCTGCATCGTGGGTGCCATAGATGATATACATCTTGGTTGGAATACATAAGGTACGTTTTAGATGCAAATTGGGCGCGTCGTGCGAGTTCGTTGTCCGGTCCCCCGAGGTCTTCAAACCATTCATTACACCCGCCAATGGAAAAGAAAAACTTTTTATCAAACAGTACCATACCGCCTTCGCTCGATCCAACCTTCGGATGAACAAAGGTAGATCCGCGTCGTTCAGCTATATCTCTATCAATCATTTTACCAGATAGAATCATCTTTCTATGTACTTCTGACGTGTAACAAAGGTTATCCCATGCGATAATCCACTCACACTTCGTTATCCCGTTCAAATACGGCTTCGGTGCCCACATATCAGACTCGGCAATTGCAATGGTGTTGAACCGCGCCGATCGCGCTCCTACATTACAACACCATCCTTTATTAAATATCGGGTACTCAATCGGTATGATCTTTGCATATCGCTTACCCGGACACATAAACCTATTGATTGCAGCCACTACTTTTTCAGGTAGAATAGTGTTCTGTAGAACAATCACCAGCTCCAGGATATCGTGCTTTGCGTAGAATGTACGGATAGCGAATGCCAACGCTTCCCATCGCTCGGGCATTGCCTTGCCTCCGTAGGCGTCTCCAATGGGGACTATGACAGATATTTCATTCATACTTTGGTTCCGGTGGACATGGCTCTATAATTTGGTAAATCCCACTCCCTTTATCTGGAGAAACAATGTTGTATCGTCCTGGAATAAGTTCATCAACCTGAAGCACATCCTTTTTCTTCACAGAAACCATGATGTGGAATCCGAGTAAGGTAAGTTCGTGCTCGGTATATCTTCCTATAAAACCCCCTTCAGAGCTATATAGGGCAACTGGCCTTTGTTCATAATGAAATGCTTCTTTTACCCATACCTTAAATTTGATATTCATTTTTCTAACTCTACTTTTTTATTTTGTCCGGGATTTTTCTCACTTTGGTATTCAATTTTCTGACTATTGGCGTTTTAAGTGGCAATGACTCCAAGCTCTCTTTGTATGGAAATCGAAGTTCTTCCTTAAACCATTCCACATCTCTTATTTTCATACCTTCTCATTACATTTCTGACAGCATAACTTCTCAATTTGGTGCAGTTCCCACGCAATCTGCCGGTCGACGTTGTTTATTTTGTTGAAAATCGATCGATACTCCTGCGTATTCACTATCCCCCGCCAGCGTTCGGCCCTGTCCATGGTTATCCTGACACGCAACTTCTTCTTGGCCGCATCCGGGTCGGTAATTCCCCTGATTGCCCCTGCATGAATTCCAAAGTGGCGCCGTACAAGAGAATCACGCTCCGGCAGCGGCATCCCTGATTCGGTTATTATGCTTGCCAGTGTATGTTCATCCTCCCCGACTATATTCCCTATCTCGCCCTGCCGTAACTTCCAGTAGTACTTCTCCCGCGCTTCTTTGGTGCGGTCAAACCACGATACGTGAGCAAAGTGCAGCCCGGTCACCGGCCTCGATCCTCGGGCGTTGGAATAGCACTGTCCGGTTTGTGCCATGCTCTGCAGGTGATAGCCCATCAATGTGGGTTCGCTACGTAAAATGAAAAGATCCACGTCTCCTATGTAGAAATACTGAAATCCTTCCCGGTAATACTCAACAGGGGGTTCCATGACGTATCTCATGACGGCCCCGTAGTACTTTCCCCATCCATGACTCTGCGGTGGTCCCCACGTAGTAAACACCATTGGCCTGTACTCCGGGTACTCATGATTAATACAGAATCGCCACAGGTCAGAGAGCGCTTGGTATCTGCCAGTGGCGAACGTATAAATTAATAACTTTTTATCCATAATAATGATGTTGAGTGGAGTGGTGAATAACCTCCGGCATCATCCGATCACACCATAATCTTTTTTCAGCCTTTACTCAACACCTTTGATCAAATTGGTACCGCGGCAATACTGTAATCACGGTTCTCAACAGCCATTACAGCTTCTTCGTCCATAAACGCCAGTGTGATCTTACCTGTCGGCGATGTCTCGTCGTCAATTGTGTCGGTAAATACTGCAACCTTTGACTTTCCCCCGGTGCGATCGAACCTTACCATATCTCCGGTGCGCACAAACTGACAGGCGATACCGGCGCATTCAACAACACCACGAAATGGCGCTACGCCTGCTTTTGATTTGTCGGGAATGATAATCCCGCCTGCAGTTTTCTCCTGTGCAGTCTCTTGTCGTACCATAATCCACGTACCCGGACAGAACATAAAAGCCTCCTTTTTTATATATAGGTCATGTATAATTAAATATAATCAATTGCTATCGAAGTACAATCAAAAAATTACGCTAGGCACCCTATTTCAGCTTCTTTGTTTTTATCGGTTACTACTGTCTTCTTCCCACATCCAAGACAAGTCGTCTCGCTCTCACCGTCATCGAAGAGCTTTCTTTCTATGGTCACTGAAATACTGGCTCCACAATCACACTCATGCCGGTAGTTTATCCCCTGAATGTTGTTCGCTCTCCGGATGAGGTATCTTTCCTGGTCGGCAGTTAATTTTTTGCTGGCGATCAGGCTTCTTATCTCCTGTGCTGAGTATGTCCGCAAGCTCTGTACCCACTGCAACCATTCCTGTCGATTCATCTATAGCCTCTTTCTTAAGTTCTTCGCCGATTTCTTCTTCAACTTTTTTTTGAGCAGCTTCGTATTCAGCATTGATTACGTCTGTAAGGGTGTTACATAGCGCCACTACCTCAATAACCCTGTCAACAGTGCGTAACTCTCTGGGGGCATCCTGAAGAAATGATTGTGCTATCAGGCGAATAGTGTCAAGATCAATTCTGAATTCAATACCTGACACTATCCCGGTTACGGTAACAATGGTAGACTTTAGTTTTGACACGGTTCCTCCGGTGGTCGAAATACCAGCTTGTCGTCTTCCCTCTTGAATCCTCGATGCAGGAGAAACGATCTTCCTTCTTCGGTTGAGTCGTTCCAACTCGTTTCAAACCATTCTACCCGCCTGTCCTGCAGAGCCATGATCAATAGCCGATCCATTATACCTGTACGCCGATACTTTGGTTTTGTGTGCATGTCCCTAATTTGGATGTAGATTCTTGGCCGCGGCTTTGCCAGTGGATTTTCTTTGACGTGTTGAGGTATTCCGTTCTCAAATACCGGCATAATCCAGAGTTCGAGAGTAGCTATCGGTCGGCCGTCCTTGAATTCCTGCCACAGGTATACCTGACATGGCATATGAACCATTCGTATACCATCAAGATTAAGCTTTGGGCGTTCTTTTATTCCGTGACATTTAGGACATATCTGTTTCACGCGAGTAGCGTGCATCAGGTCCAGCTTTACCACGTATCCGGTATCATGACATTCTTCACACGACATTGTTATTCCTCACGTTAAATATTCGTATTCGCTGATTTTCTTTTCACCCTGATATGAGTTGTTTCTCAACTTATCCCGGATAATCATTTTCTCTGCACTGTAGTGACCTTCCCTTGATTGCGGCAACCTCATCTCGTTTTTTCTGATTTCGTCTTTAATATGCGCTTCAACCATCAATAGGCTTCTCACCATTGGATACCCCGCGGGGATCTTCTTGTTTTCATACGACATTCTTCTGATTTGAACGTCGGTTTCGATGCATTCGGTGTGTATCGTCAGTTGGTTATTGGCGAACAGTTTATTTACCCTATGAATTCCGCTGTTCTCGTCGAGTAACTGGCCTTCAACTATCCTGACATTACTTTTCGCCAGAATCTTTTTAACATTCGACTTCCCCGGTCGGGCCATTACATCGTTACATAATATCTTCCTCACGGTAACAAAGTTTTCTTGCGGTGCTATCGGTACTATGGCCTTTTCTTCAATCTCCTGCGAGAGTAGGTTGAGTATGGGGTACGGCTGATATATTTCGTTGTACAGCTTCAGCTTTTGTGTAGCGCATGCCCATAAATAACACCCGCCGTAGATCCCCCCAAGGGAATCCATCCAGAGAACAACATAAATTACCACATTTTGAGGATTGATTTTGTTAAACTCTGATTTGTTTTTATTGAAATCCTTGAAATGAACCGCCGGGTTATAGTATTCAAGTATCGGTTTCGGACCAATCAATACCTGAAACAGCCCTGACACACTATCGATCTGGTCACGTTTCCCCAGCGGAAATTTACCGGCCTGCGCAATAAATGATCGGTTCCACTCTCCCCTGAGCAGTCTTACCCGCCTGAATTCCGCCCATGCAGCCCATTTAGAAGCACGTTCTTCCTTGGTCCCTGATACCGGGTCAGGTCTGGCGCTGAAGCCTTTAAAGACCTGCGAGAGGTACTCTGACGTGAATCTGCCAGCCGATGCCTTCTCCTGCTCCCACCATATCTCTGTTTCCCTTCCGTCGATTTGTGCGGTCTGTTTCAAAATCAGTTCTGCAGTTCCCGGAGTTTCCCTGAATGCGTTGATGTCGACGATATAGAGTACCCCGTCACTTATACCCCCCTTGGCTCCCGATGTCCAATCGGGATCATTTTTCTTCTCTTCGGTTTCTTTTCCACTCTTGTATTCAGTGGCAGCAAGATCCCAATAACGAGAAAGTTTTATATCTTGCGGTAACTCTTCAACAATTTCAAACCATTCCGGCTTGAACATTCCTCCGCTGTATGAAATCAACCAGTTCCCTTTTCCTATGCGTTCCCTGGTTACCCTGTCTCTTCCCATAACGGTGGCCCTGTATTCTTCTCGGTTGGGCATCATTTCGTTTGTTTCAAGTGGAGCGTCAATATATGTCACACTTTTTGGCGGCTTACCATCAGCATCTTTAGTTTCAGGTGAAACCCATTCTATCTCATCGGTATCTCTGTTGCGTATAAAATACCGAAGTTTTCCACTACGTTCCGGTATTGCGTATCCAGTGTCAGGGTTCCACCACCATTGAAAAAAGCTTGAACACCACGTATCGGCGTCGGCATTACCGGTGCAAAACATAAACGGTTTTATCGAGCATTCTCCATAATCTCTGTTACGAGTTAGTAAATAATCAAATTGACCCCACGAAAATTGAGGAAGCTCATCGAAAACTATGCACGCCCAAGCGAGTCCTTGGTGATGGTATTTATCCGATTCGTTATTTAAATGAGTTAATTTTATATACGCCCCTGACGGAAATGTCCATTCTGTTTTTCCACGTACTCCGTATCCATTTATTGCCGGATAAATATCCTGTGAGATATCCCATAGCCCGCCTCCCCCAACAATATCGTTATATTGCCGTCTGAAAATCACAGCGGTGTAGTCTTTTATATGGGCATACCGTGACGCTATCATCGCAGAAACAACACTCTTCCCTCCCCCTCCTGGCCCTCCCATGAATGTAATATCGGCCCTTGACTCCGCAGCCATAGTCTGCGGTCCCGGCTGCGGTCCGATAATCGGCCTTCCTTCTGCGGTATATCCAATGGGCTTCATGCCACCGGCCCCGGTTTATTGCGTCCATTATCAGGCAAATAAAGCAGAGGCAATATCACAGTATTTCCACCGCCATTATTCTGTGCTCCAATTATTTTGTGATGCTCTGCCAATACTTTTAATGCGTCTGGTTTTGACCACATTTCGTACTCATAGACGTTCTCAACCAATTTAGGGGCATCCCCCTCGCCATTCGATTTTCCAAGATCGGTTATTCGTTGGGTATGTTTTATCTTTTTGATCGCTCTTCGTTCCGGACCCATTTCAAGAATATTTTTTAGTGCTACACCACTTTTATCTGCTTTTATAAACAAATTTCCTGGATCTGAAAATGCAATAAGAGCAATCTCTTGCAAAACATCGTCGGCATTTTTATTATACAATTTAAGAGCATCATTAATTTTTTTTGATAAAAAATCCTTTGCTTTTTTTGTTTTACTTAATTTATACCATTCTTTTCTAGCTCTGTTTACAGGATATCCGGCTTGAATCATTGCATTTTCAAAGTCTTTGCACTTACTCGACACATAAAGGCAAAGGGCTTCTTCTTCTTGGATAGTAAGATATCCCTTTTTACCTGTTTTTGTAATAGCCCTTGTCGGTAAACTTTCTTTCATTAGTATCTTTCTATAACGGTTAGCGCCACTCGCCCGCTGCGTACTCGTTGCGGGCTGGCGCTGTTATAAGACGTAAATTGACCCACCATATTTAAACTTTCGGCGGGCTTTCAGGTTCGCTTATTTTTGGACCGAAGTCGTGTATCTGGTGTATTTTAATCGGCCCTGCTTCGTTATCGTTTAATGCGCTCAATAACCACCCGGTCATTGTAAAAAACGGAGCATCACCGCTGACTTTAACGATAAGATTGTACCGGTCGAATCGACTTTCGGTTCGCGCCCAGTAGAACCCGGTTCCTTGCGGTAAATTTTTTGCCATTCTGCAACTCCATGCCCGCCGAACTATAATATCGGGGGCGATTTATGTTTTATAACGGTTAGCGCCACTCGCCCGACGTGGGCTTTGACATGTTGGGCTGCGGCTGTTAGCTGTCTGTTTGCGGCTGATCCTTGACTCCAGAAATCCAACAAAAACTACCCGAAGATAGCTCTGCAAGATTTTTGCGAGTAATAGCCACTGCAAAAAATAAAAACCAGAAACGAAACATAATTTTGCTTTTAAACACTCCAGGCTTTGACAACTGCCACCCGAATTCGATAATGATTGTCATAGTTGGATTTCCTATTTATATGGTCAGCCGCAAATTGCAGCTAACGGATCGCTCAATCTGCGCTGGCCTGCTTTGAGGCTGGCGTAGTTGAGCTGTTAGCAGAAGTACCGCCCGATTCCTTATTTTCCTGCGCGGCGACACCTTTGCCAGTTAATATTTCAATCCCGAATAAATCGTGAACCTCGTAGCTATTTTCGCTCAATCCGCCCTTGATTAACATGCCTTCGAGCACCGGAACATCGATATCGACCGTTTCGATGCCCTTGGTTTTTAAACCGGTATTTCCGTCAAGGCGGCTCACCTGAAAAACGAATCTTAACATATCAGACCTCCTGGTTATTAGCCGCGCCTCCAATCTCAAGAGGGCGGTATTTTTGCTAACTACTTAATAGCTGTAATGGCCCTATGTAACTCATTAATTCTATTCAAGTCCCGTTTTTTCAAAAAGTCCATTTTCTTTCCGGTCTTCCTTAAAAACGAAGCTACTATTGCATGAGTATTGTCCGACACCGTTCCCCCTGCGAATCCGTCCAGCATATTTATCTCTGCCTCGTAGAGATAAACTTTGTGCTGTATGCGTACCCTGTTTCTCGCCATTTTAATGGCAGTGTGATCAGTTGAAATCATTTCAGAGGGTCTTCCAATCCTGCTGCAATTCTCATTCCGCGAACAACACCTTCCCACTTATCTCGGTTCTTTTTTGATTTTTCAGAGAGTCCCATATTTACTGCTTTTTCGATCTGCTTTTGAATCTGCTCGAATGATAATACTTTGTATTTTCCTGAAGCCTTATCCACGTCACTAATACTCACATCCTCACCGGCTTCTATCTTTCCCCTTATCTCATCCTGAGCTTCTTTTTGAGATCGAGCCACCCTCACAGCTGCGGTATGCTTTATGTGTCCGTCCTTGACCGCCTTTTTTATGTACTCGGGAGCATCGAGATATTTCAACAGGTCACGGATATGCTGATCGGTGCACCCAAGTCGACGTGCAATTTCAGACTTTGAAAAACCGTGCTTTTCGATGAGTTCTTTTATCGCAATTGCCTGGTCCTCAGCGCACAGCTTTTCCTGGGTAGTGCCGTCAACCATCTGACGAATCATCAGCTCCGGTCCTTCGGGAGGCTTACCGGTAGTAGGGTCCTTTTCTTCAAGGTCGCATTCGATGTATTTGAATTCCCCGCCCATACACTCATTGGCATACAGCATGGCCTTGTACCTGCGCTGGCCTGCGGTTACAACGAAGTGCTTACCGTCAGTATGGAGATACCCTTTACCTGCCTCCCTCTGCCCCTGGAGCATCAGTAGGTTCGCCAGTACCGCTATCGTTTCCTGCACAAACGTCTTCCGTGCGTTCGGCGCCAGTATCACCATCTCCAACGGAATCTTGAACTTGTTTCCCGCCCGGTCGAACTGATCTTTCATTCCCATCTTTATCTTCCTTCCCAAAAAGATCCAATTCCAACTGCTGCATGCGGCAGTCAATTTGCATTATAACTTCCCGAACCATATCAGCCTTTTTCTTGATAACTGCTTCAAACTCATCCTTCAGGATGTTCCCCCACTCCTTTGTGGGTACAGTAAGAAGATCAAGTTTCTTTCCCCACTTCACTTTTATGGTGCCGTCCTTGCGTGATACCACCATTATTCTGACACTGCGAAGTGTCTTTTCGAGCCTTGAAAGATACCTTACCTGCCTGTCGATAGTGTTCATTTTTTACCTCTGCACTTAACTTTATGGGCTATACTAACAGCATAATTGAATATGTCCGCATTTGAAATGTAACAGCAATCCCTTACGTCCCGCTCCTTCATAAGCACATACTCCAAATCAGCCAGCATTTGCCTATTCTTGTCGTTGATTCCGACATTCACTAGTGGAGACTCGCTTATCGATTTTGTTTTGTTTGCCGACATATAATCAAATATAATGATTAATTGTTATCTATGCAAATATTTTGTTATAAATATTTTCAGGTATTTGCCGCTTGTACTTACGTAAAATGTGTTTTGCGAGTACTGCCTGTTTCGCTGTTATCGATTCACGTGCTGACAGCTCATGCCCTATTTTGGTGTCTATTTTATTGTACCCGATGTCATTCAGTGTCCGTGCGTAATCGCCGTCCATGCCGCTCATATATTTCAGTGCAGCATGAATTTCCCGAACTATTTCCGTTGTCAAACCGTGCGCTTCTTCGATGATTCTCTCGCGCTTCAGCCACCGTGTTGACTTCTCAACTTTTACTTCTCGGTTCTGCACGGTATTGAGTGTTGATTCTACTACTTCCTGTTTTTCAATAAGCGTTTTTGCCATCAGGACATCAATTGAATCCTTGAGTACCAAGTGGTACACATTAACCGTGTCGGTTTGCCCGATTCGATGGCAATTATGAACTGTCGCAAAACCAACCGTAAACGAATGATCTTCCTCAACAGTTAAATCATAAACCATTACTTTCTCGTTTTTAGTTTCGACTCTTCTTATCGGACGATAAATGTAATTTCTATCCTGATCATTCATCCTCTTGTTGTCGCCCTTACCAAATTTTGTATACCCACCAACCCAATGATTGCCACTTTTTAAACTACCCCTTCTCATTGTAGGAATAAACCCTGCTCGTATGGCTAACTCGCATATTTGATAACAAAGAACAGGGCTTGCACTTACCCATTCCACTTGATTTCCCCTTTGATATCCATCTCCATCAGTATAACCCTTGAGAAAAATAACTGCTTGTTCAGGGCAAAGCCTTATAATTTCGGTTGGTAGTGTTTTGTTTTTAGCCATGTGTCCGAACCAATCTCTAAACCAAAATGCAAGTTCTCCAGAATAAGACCTCATCTCAATTCCATGTGATTTACTTTTTTTATAAATAGTAGACTTTATTCCTATGCTTGAAAGCGTTTTTGCAATTTTCAATAAAATAAATTCTTCTTTCTCGTGCCCAGAAAAAGATACAAACTTAGATTTCCCGGGTATAATAGAAGAAAAACCTTCAGCAACAAACCATCCAAATAAATATAACCAGTCTTCAGTTATCTTAATATTGTCAGGCAACCTTACATATCGGCCATTTACGTGTAGTGGCGCGATTGGTCTTTCTTTTTTATTTAAAACCTCTCGGTAATGTATTCTACACATGCCACGCGCTTCAATAGGCTTCAAGCAACCCTTAATACTGCACACCGTTTCTTTCTTTACTTCTTTGTATATTCTCCACTCATCTTTAATTTTAACAGACTCAAGAGTATGATAAAAAACATGTTTTGGAAACGCCATAGAGTCAGAAGGAAGAGCATCACAAGCCCTAACCCATTCAAGCTTATTATTTCTTTTTATAAAAATTTTATGATCATAAGTACAAGCCAATGGTTCATTCCATCCAACATATTCTATTCTTGTAACCATGCCACGGTGTTCGTGCTTATACGTATTAATAACTTCGCGATATCTGCCTTCGTGAGTTAAAACACAATCACCTATTCTTATGTCTTGAATTTTTGTTATACTCATGTTTTTAATATAACCAGAGCGAAGACAGAAAACAAGAGAATCCTTTACTATACATCTATCTTCAACTTGCGATAGGTCGCCAGGGGTCCAGGGAAGCTCAACAACGTCGATCACCGACGCCGCGGTCAGTGTTATCCCTACCCCTGCGGCTTTGATCCCAAGAACGGCCACACGACACTTTGGATCGGTTTGAAACCAATCTACCAACTGCTGACGCTGGTCGATTGGGGTACTGCCATAAATGGCAACAGCATCGTCTTTCCAGTGGTCTTTAATGGCCTCGATCATTTCATGGTGCCACGCCGCAATAACAACCTTTCCGCATTCCTCCAACTGGTCTTCAACAAATTTTATCACGTATGGAATTTTTGCAATCGCCGTGGATTTTCGCATTGCAGCCATTTCGTCAAACCTGAATTTATTTTCAGACTCTAATCGCTCAATCGCCACTTTGTAAGCGTGTTCATCGTCGTCTGCCTTGGCAATCTCAACCGCTACTTCAAGAGCTTCAGTGTTCGTTCGATCGGTATATTCCTTTTCTCTGGCAATCGCCGATACTACCGCGCTGTCAATTTCGTCGTATTCGAGTTCAACTACCTGCCGCACTTTTGGGGGAAGTTCGGTAAGTACATCTTTTTTCAAACGCCGGATCATTATCGTCTCACGAAGTTTCACCTGAAGCTCTTCAAGTTTTTCGTCACTTGCATGGCCTTTAAAATCCACGCCATACCCATTACTCTGTACGTTACAGTACCGTTTGTGGAAATACCAAAATGTCTTTTGATTCCAGCTCTCCGGGTCAAGAAGGGAAATCAGCGGCCATAACTCCGCCGGCCGATTGCATACCGGGGTTCCGGTCAGACCAATAATGTGCGCTGCATCCAGTTTGTTATACACCCGGTCGTCGTCTTTTTTGCTTCCCCCGGCGATCGATCGAAACCCAAGCGTTCGAGTATTCCTGATAAAATGTATCTCATCCAGAATAACGAGATCCCACTTTATACTCGTTACCCGCTTGTTGTTTTCCAGCTTCCGCAATACCTCGTAATTAATTACAACAAAATCATACCCGTCTTCTGGCATTGGGACTCGCTTTGAATCCCCTATAGCCATTTTAAACGACCGGGTAAGCCATCGCTCTGCTTCATTAATCCAATTGGTTTTAATAGATGCCGGACACACTACCAGAACGGTTTTAACACTCGGATTGCAATTGATGAATCCGAGAGCCTGAATTGTATTATGAGTTAATTTAAATCCATTTGTAATATATAAATGATCCGTTGAATCAATCATTATACAGACCGATTCTTCCTCACCAATATATTTCGCAGAAATTATTTTTTGACCGATGATTCTCTTATCGTATTTCCATCCATGTGATTTTCTTTTAGAGCCAAACGGACACAAAACAGATTTTACATTAACACAATACTCTATATATTCTTTCCTTTTAAATGATCTTACAATTGCCTGACCTCCAAGGCTTCTTACCAATTCCGCGACATCCTCGGCAAGTTTAAAGGAAACGGTATGATACGAAATCCTATTTACAACATTTGATCCATCACAATCCATTAGCCCTCGTAATAAATCCAATCTTTGGTCGATAGAGGAATACTTATACATATCAGGTATAAATTTATTTGCAGACAATACTTCTAATCCCAAATTCCTTATTCCAGACTTCAGCCCTTTTAGAGTTTTTCTACAACATCCAGATCTTTTTTCCCATTTTCCTGCCGATATGCGATCCATTACATCGCTATCTTCGCTTGAAACTGTTACAACAATACTAGAATCACAACAGCTCCCATTGGCTATAATAACACCCATTAAATAAGGATTTATCGGCAATACCTCAAATTTATTATATTCAACAGGTGCCGTTAAATGAGGTATTTCAAATTTACCGAATCCACTTTTTAACAATATTCCTTTTTTTAATATCTGTGAAATGGACAATGTCATCCAATTATTTTTACCCTTTCTTCTAATCGTATTTCCATCTCTGACATTCCACAAATGTTCTAATCCACACCTTGTTTTTGTTTGGTCAGTAAACGTTATCTCGTAAACAGGTTTAATTCCCTGTTTAAAAACACCGGTCACCGTTTTCGGTTTTCCATCAGACCCAACAACTAAATCGTTTACTCTAATTTTTCCAATAGTGTTCCATCCGCTTGGAGTCAGTATCGGTTCACTAACTGGCTGTTCTTTTCCGATGCCCATCTCGTCACAGTTAAGTGTATTCACGCGCTGCAACGAATACTCGATTCCTGCTTTTTGAAACGGGTAATAATCCCATCCTTCCGGGTGCGGAAACTCCATCGCTGAGCTTGCCGCCCTGCTTGCTGCAAGGCTCACTGTCTGGTGAACTTTTATCCCGGTAAGTTCGTCGCGTAATTCGGTGGACACCGCATATTCCGCCAACTTAGCCGCCTTGTCTCGGTCTATGGTGTACCATACTTTTTTTGTCGGGCACCATCCGAAGCCTGCGGTTTTTGGAATCATCCGCTCATCATAGGTGGATTGCAGATAATAAACAGTATCGCCTTGGTTCACCCAACGCGCCCAATCCCCGGTACCTTGATCAACAGTAGTAAGGAGTTTCATTACAACATCACTTTTTCAAAAGTGTGATCGATCGGAAAACCTGACGCCATATCGATATCATACTTTTTATCGCTTACAACTTCCCACGACGACAGAAAAAAGTCTACAGCAGGGGTATCCAAATCTTCCGTTATCACAACCTGCTCTCTCAAAATTTCATTTCTTGACTCTGATCCGTGAATTATTCTTATCATAACAACCTCCATATTTGAAGTATAATTAAATATAATCAAATATAATCAGGCTGTCAATAACTTTTTATACTCCTCAGCAATTTTTTCAAATTTGTCGATTTCTTTTATGGCGTCATCCACGCTTCGGCACACTTTCCACTCCTCACCTTCACGCTTCTGCTTGCCGTGGAGCCTTCCAATCGCCCTTCCCTTGGCTCATTTAATGTGTCTCCAAGTGTTCCCATATTTTATTCCACTTATTGCTGCCCTGGTTACCTTATAATCAGCACATATTTTAGCTGGAGTTTCTCCCAATAAAAGTCTTTTTTTAATTTTAATAACATCTTCTGTGTTTAATTTAGCCATTGGGTGACCCTCTCCAAAAAACCAAGACGCTCTACGCAATCTACCTGCGTCTCTTGATCTATGTACATTCTCTTTAATAGTTGTCCACTCTAAATTTTCAGAAGAGTCGTCTTTTTCATTAAAATTTTTGTGATGAACAACATCTCTTTTTGGATCGTTGTTAATTACAAAAGCCTCAGCAACAAGACGATAAACAAGAATTTTTTTTCCTCTATTATTTTTCCACAATGACACTACTCTTCTTCCTTTGTTTTGAACTTGTGGTTTTAATATTTTTTCTTCATGATGAACAACTATATCAATTGGAAGGTGTTTAACTCTTCCTAAATTAGAAACCTGATACAATCCTTCGTACCCTTTAACATCATTCCATATTTCCATAATTTATAACTCCATACAAAAACCCCTGTCCCTTGTCTAGGCCGCGAAGTCTGACTAGGGCATAATTCTGGCGAATTAATTTTACAGGGGTAATTTATCAACATGGTTCGCGGCCATAGTTAAAATATAATTTTTAACACCTTGTACTATGTATATTTTTTACTTTTTCTTTGTACTCCTCAATTAATTTTTGCAGATAAAACGAGTCTAATTTGCATCCGCGCACACCACCCTTTGCTGAAAGTATGTCTGCGGACCCCTTTCCGTGCATCCTATCGATGGATTTTCCGTGTTCATACTGATTGCCAGATTTAAACCGATTACACTGCTGACACTGAGCATGAACATTCATCTCGTCGTATCTGGTTGCCATCTTTTCACGACTTATAAAATGTCCAGCATCCATGTTTTTCCAAGATGCAAACCTTCCGCATGTTATACACCGGCAGTACCCGTTTTGGTCAGAGTCCCGTAAGCGGATAAATTTAGAAAACCATCGGTCGAGAGTGGCAACAAGCTTTTTCTTGTCATCCTTCGACTTCATGACATCAGTTTTCCATCCCCACTTCTTTTTGGGCTGCATCATATCCTAATCCCGGCAGGAGCCTTCATCTTTATCCGCTTCAACGCCAGGTATTCATCTACTGCTCCCTGCATCAGTGGCTCCGGGCATTCTGCTACCATTGTTTTACTCTCGCCGGGTTGGCTCCATCGTTTTTTAGGGAACATCATACTATTTTCTCTTTTTTGATTTAACTATCTCATATCGTGTGTGGGCCTTGGTGTATCCGTTATCACAGTCAAACTCACAAAAGCCTTCTTTTTTCAACTTGTTCGTATCAAGAGGTATTCCTATTGAAATACATTTCCTCATCCAATCATCCAGATCAGAGTCGGGAAACTCCCTTTCAGTGATAATTCTAACCTTCATCATTCCTCCCTTTTAAAAATCCCCCTACGCCGGATTCTGCCATGCATCCGGCCCGGTTTGTCAATGCACCATCATTATTGATAGTTGGCAGTTATTTTATAGGGGGAACTTATAGATATCCAAATGTTAAATCACTAATTTCATTTCTTTCGATTACGTACTCAAACTTTATTCGCGTTACGTAGGTTGACTGATCGCATTTGTTTGCATTACAAAACATTTTAATAAATTGTTTGGGCGTCATTTTTGGAAACCCTTCGAGATCGCATTCTTTCTGAGTCATCCAATCCAACCTTTGTCTTCCAATCGATACCACTTTTATAACCGTCAGTTTTTTTATCTTCTCGCCTTTTTTCAACCCTTGGCATTTTTCAACAGCCTGAACGTATTCCCCCACTTTCAAAAATGTCCACCCTAATCGTCGGGTTACAAATTTGGTTTTGTTGCGTACCTGATCCGTCGTTAGAGAAAAGCTCATATTCCTCATACTACCACCATCTCTTTCTTTGCCCTGCACTCAGGACACGTTTTATCTCTCGGCCCTGTCGGGGTGAATGTGTTTCCACAATTGCATGTCTGATCCTTGTAGTGCCGTCCGGGTTTATCCTCAATGATCGGTTCTGGTTCTACTCCGTCGAGTTGTGACGGGTGCAGCAGGCACGTCAGGCATTCCGTTTGATTCATAATTGTGGTTTCAAACGGCTTTCCGCACTTTGGATTTGAGCATATCTTTTTTACTGGATACATGCATCATCCTTTGTTTTTTCTTTTTCTCGTTTACGTTTCAAGTACAACCTGTTTTCAGCACACTTTCCAGGAACCTTTCCGATGCCACAATTACACCAGTTAAAAGATCCGCCATAATTTTTACAGTGGGTTTTTCCACATCCTGGAGGTTCGAGCAGATTAAACATTGTCCCAAATAAATTTCTTAGTTCAGCTTCAGTTGTTGCCCTTTTTTCAAGGGCATCCAACAGATCATTCACCGATTCAATTTTTTTAGGTTTAAATTCACCGTCTTCAGAGCAGTATCGGTTATGAAATGCTATGTCTCTTTTAGTGTACGGCCATCGGTACATTTCAATAGCCTTCTCCAATCTCGGACGATAATCTGATTTATACATTTGTTTCCTCCACGCAGTCAAATTTTACCATTGCCGGTAATTGGCTCTTATCGATAGTTAAATCATCATACTCATCAAAAAATATTTGACTTACTTCACGATCAGCTGTCGGAGTTATTTTTTCTATGTGCATACTGGTTTTTCTTACGGCTGCACGTAGTTGATAGTTATGATACGCTTTTATGGTTGGCATTCGGCCTCCATTATTGCTCTTCCAATTTTCAATCTTTGGGTTATCTTTAGTTGTAGATACATTATATCTCACCAAACTCACCGTGATAAGTTGGCTTTGCTGCAAGTCGGGCTGATCGGGCATCCTCTATTGTGGTGAAATATCCGAGGTGTTTTTGTTTTCTGTTGAGTTTTATATACGCCGCAAACTTACCGGTTCTCTTGCTAAAACACACCCCATGAACTCCAGTTGTGTTGTCCCTTCGGTGACGTATATTCATGCGATTCTGAGATATTGTTGCACTACGAAGGTTCTCGTTCGTATTGTTGAGGCTATTCCCGTCAATGTGGTCGCACTCAAAACCTTCTGGGCACCGCAAGAGGAATCGGTGCATGTATATTAACTTCCTGTTGCCTCCCTCTGCTATAATTGCGTGTCGAACTGCATATAGTTTGTGGTTGCAGATATGTGTGTGCCAATTGAAGCCTTGAACCATCGGTAGCTTGTCGTTTGATACGATAGTCTCGAAACCTTTGGTGAGCCTGATAGTGGATATTGTTTCTCCAACAACAATAGGACGTTTTGGCATAAAACTACCCTTAAAAATATAGCCGATCCCCCATCAATCCGGCTCAGTGGATATCAGGGGGAACATTTCAGGAGAAATGTTTTTTCGGCAGTTAGACTAAAATTTTATTCTTTTGTATCTGAGCCACACTTCTAATATACATTGTTCGGGTCGGCACACCGTTATTTTTTTATTTTCATTCACGTCACCATATTGATAAAGAGATCCATCTGTTCTACTTTTTCTTTTTTAATCACCACCGGTTCGGGCTTCCACTCCGGCAAATCTTCCGGCTGATGGTCGATGCTTTTAACCTCCCCGGATTCCACTATTTTATTTCCTACAGCTTCAACCATAGCCGATAGAGTAACCATGTTTTTTTCTCTCCTGAAGTCGTCCAGGCTGCTTATCATACGGTCGAATTCTTCGGTCATGAACATCCGCTTCAGTGCATAAAACTCCCGGTATCCCTCCTGCGC